GATGTGGACAGGCGAGAAGTACAGCATCGACAAGACCGTGCGCGCTAACCTGCTCACGCTCAGTCCCGACGAGGTGCCGCCCGACGTTAACGAGGTTATCCAGTGCGCTGACGACCTGTGGGCGTCGAGCGTTGCCAAGTTCAAGCGCCTGGCTGACTTGGCCGACGTGGAGGACAACCGGGTGCGCGGCGCGTTCGTCTTTGCCGGCGGCAGCGCCACTGGCCGGGCGGCTAGTTATGGGGCGCAGGTGCATAACTTCACCCGCAAGACCGCGCGCGACCCCGCCGCCGTGCGCCAAGCGATGGTGCGTGGGCATCAAATCGTGCCAAACTACGGCAAGCGCGTCACCGACGTTCTAAAGGGGATGCTACGCCCTGCGCTTATCCCGGCGCCGGGTAAGGTGTTCGTGGTGGCGGACTGGTCGAGCATCGAGGGCCGCGTCAATCCGTGGCTGTCCAACTGCCCCGCAGGGGAAACCAAGCTCGACGTGTTCCGCTCGGGCCGCGACCCCTACAAGGTAAACGCGATGGCGCTCTTTGGTGTGGCTTACGATGACGTGTCGGGTGACCAGCGCCAAGTCGGCAAGGTGCAGGAACTCGCGCTAGGATTCTTGGGTGGCCCCGGTTCGTTTGAGACTTTCGGGCGTGTCTACGGTGCGCAGGTCGAGAACGTCCCACGCGCCATACGTGTCTGGCGCAGCGCCAACCCCTGGGCGATGAAGCACGGTCAGGACTTGGAAGCCGCCTACACACGCGCCATGCGAAACGTCGGGCGCGAGTTCCCCGCTGGCCGAGTAGTCTATATGTTCGACGGTCAGCACCTATGGTATGCGCTACCGTCAGGCCGGGTGCTGTGCTACCCGTATGCCAAACTCGACGGCGATGGAGTATCCTATCTCAAAGCGTCGTGGAAGCCCGCCGCCGATGCGACCGAGTGGCCGCGCGCCCGTCTTTGGCGTGGCCTCGCCGTTGAGAATGTAACCCAAGCCGTTGCTAATGACATACTGCGCCATGCGCTGCGCCGACTGAAGGACGTGGTGCTGCACATACATGATGAAATTGTAGTTGAGTGCGTGGACGACCGTGCTGCCGAGGTCGAGCGCGTGATGTGCGAGCCGCCCGAGTGGGCTGCTGGTCTGCCGTTGGCAGCAGAGGTAAAGATTATGAAAAAATACGGAAAATAAAAACGGCCCACGGTGGAGAAACCGTGAGCCGCCGAAGCCAAACCAACCCAAACCAGGAGCATCATAGCATGGATTTTATTGAGTTCGTTACAAGCCTCGCGCCCGAGGGCGAGACTGTTCTTTTTGTACAACAAAAAACAAAAGCGTGGATCCCGCAACTGCCGGGTATGCCCCGCGCCGAGGGCAAGGCGTGGTATGTCAGCAGTGGTTCGTTCATCCTTGACCGCATGACCGATGGCCTGTCGGCCAGCACCAGCAACTGCACTCACGTCACGTTCATCGCCGTGGACGATGTAAACACCAAGAGCAAGATACCGCCGCTGCCCCCGACATGGATTATCGAAACCTCACCCGGCAATTATCAATGGTCGTGGGTGCTGAGCGAGCAGGTGCCGGTGGCCGTGGCCGGCGCCGCCGAGCGAGCCTTTGCCGAGGCCGGCTACACCGACGGTGGCGCCGTCAACGCGGTTCGCAACTGGCGGATACCCGGTTCGGTCAACATCAAGCCGGGCCGTAACCGTTTCGTGTCTGTCCTGACCGAGTTCCACCCCGAGCGCGAGTTCACGCTTGAGCAGATATGCGCCGCGCTGGGCGTGACGCCCGCCGAGGCCGACACCGCCACCGCGCGCCGGGTGGCGCTCGACGACGACGGCACCGACGACGTGCTGGCGTGGCTGTCCGAGGCCGGGCACCTGACCGCCCAAGGCAACGCCGCCGGGTGGTGGGGCGTGGTCTGTCCGAACAGCGAGGCGCACACCACGGGCGAGATCGAGGGCCGCTACATGCCGGTGAATCGCGCCTACACCTGCCTCCACGCCCACTGCGCCGAGTGGAACAGCGCCCGCTTTCTAGCCTGGGTGGCGGAGCAGGGCGGGCCGGCGCACACTATGGGCTTGCGCGAGGAACTGCTCGCCGCCGTCATGGCGACCACGCTGGCTAAATTAAAACCGGGCGACCTGTTCAGCGCAGGCACCGATGCCGGGGCGCTAATCGCCGCCGTGGCGCGCAAAGAGGTGGGGCGGGTCGAGAAGGCCGGGTGGTATGAGCGGTTCGCCTACCTGTTGTCGGATGAAGCGTTTTTCGACATGCAAGAGCGCCGGCACCTCCCGCGTGGCGTGTTCAACGCTTTGTTTCGGCACATCCCCTGCTACTCGATCCACGCCAGCGACAAGGGCAAGGCGCGCCGCGTCGAGGCGAGCATCTGCTACGACGAGAATCGTCAGACGATGGGCGCGCCCGCCTTGGCAGGCATCACCTACAGCGCCGGCGACGACGTGCTGGTGACGCGTGATGGCGACGTGTTCGGCAACATGTGGCGCGACGCCCGCCCCGTGGTCAACCGCAGCCTGGTAGCCGATATATCGTTATGGCTCGACCACTGCGCCGCGCTTATCCCCGAGCAGCGTGACCGCGAGCATATCTTCAACGTGATGGCCTGCAAGCTGCAGCAGCCGCGCACCAAGATCAACCACGCCGTCCTGATCGCCGGGTATCAAGGCAGCGGCAAGGACACGTTTTGGGCGCCGTTTTTATGGGCGTTGTGTGGCGAGGGCCGCAACAAGGGCGAACTCAACAACAACACCATCAACTCGCAGTGGGGCTACGCTTACGAGAGCGAAGTTATCATCCTGCACGAGCTACGCGAGAGTGAAGCGAAAGACCGCCGCGCGCTGGCGAACCACCTGAAACCGATCATCGCCGCGCCGCCCGAGACTATCTTAGTCAACAAGAAAATGCAGCACCCTTACAACGTGGTGAACCGCTGCCTGGTCATCGCATCTTCCAACGACCGGGTGCCAATTGTCCTCGACACGCAGGATAGGCGCTGGTTTTGCGTGTGGTCCGACCTGCCGCGCATGGATCCACCGGAGCGCGGCCAGCAGATGTGGCGCTGGTTCCACGCGGGGGGCTTCGAGGCCATCGCCGCCTGGATGTACCAGCGCGACGTGTCCGCGTTCAATCCCGCCGCCGCGCCGCCGGTGACCGAGTACAAGCTGAGCCTGATAGCTAACGGTCAATCGCCGGCGGAGTCTATTCTGTGCGAGATGATACGCGCGCGCGAGGGGCCGTTTGAAGCGGGCGTTATCACCGCGCCCTTCCACGTCCTGTGCGCTGACCTGACCTTGCGCGCGGGCTTGGCGCCGGGCCAGCGGATCCCCGCCGCCGCCCTGCACCATGCCTTGCTAGAGTGTCAGTGGCTCGACTGTGGGCGCGTGACCAGTGCAGAGTATTCCACGCGCAAGCACGTATACTGCGCGCCGGAGTTAGTCCACGCGACGAAATCGGAACTTAGGCGCCTGGTCGAGGCGCCGGTGCCTTCGCCGCTCAGTGATGCGCTGCGGATAGTAAGATAGGAAAACGGCCCTTTCGGGCCGTTTTTTACAAGTCGAACAGGATAGCGAGCAGGACTAGGATAAGAAACACGCCGAGCGCGATCATTGGCGTACAAACACGTAGCCGCCGTCGGGCATCCCGCCCACGGCCATCGGGCAGCCCACGGGCCAGCCCTCGCGGGCCATGAGCGCCGCCGCAGCCGCCGCGTGAGCGTCCCGCTCGCTGTACTCGTGCGCGTACGGGATGAACACGGGCCGCGCGTCCATCATGCGCGCCGACACGCGCGCGCCTTTGGTGTCGGTCGGCCCATGGTAACGGGTAACGATAGCCGCGCTCATGGCTGCACCTGCTTAATCGTGGCGTTGAATTTCTCACTGCCGATACGCTCACACAGCGCCTCGAGCTGGACCATCGCCGCCGCGCGCGCCTGCTTGCTGTTCAGGCCCTTGCTGGAGCACGGTAACCCCCTGATTGTGCCGGTAACCCGGCACACCTTGGCGCCGATTATGGGATGCGATACCGCCCACTCACGGTAAGCAGCCGGCGCCGCGCCCGCCTCACGATGGAGCGCCAATCGGTGCGTCACGGTGCCGCACAGGAAGATAATGGGCGTATAGGGTACCGGCTCGCCGAAAGGCTGGCCCTTTGCATCGTGCATTGTGTACGTGTGCATTTTAGTGTCCTTTAGTTTATTAGTGGCAGGCGAGCGCCCGCCCGGTGGCGCCCGCTGTTAGCAGGCGCCGCCAGTCGGGTGCTAATCTTCAATATCATGCCAAACAGCAGACAGTTCGCCGCGCGTTTGCAATCGCCAGCCCGCGCGCGGCTCCTCCGCGCGACACTCGCGTAAAATGTTGCGATGGTAATCAGTCACAATGTGGGCGAACCATTCGCCGCCATTTTCCCGCATCGCGTTCGTGAGCTTGAGCGTAGTGTAGGCACTCATTCGTCGCCCTCCAGCGCCGCCCGCGCGCGCTCGTGCCAGCTCACGTGTTCGTCGGTTTTCTCCGCGTCGATTAGATCGACCGCGTCGCGGATTACCGCGCGCAGTTCCGCCGCTTGGTTTTCCAGATCAATCACTTGCGCCAACGCCGCCGCCAGTGCGGTGTTGCCGGCCGCGTAGGCTGCGCGTTCCTGTTCTTCGATAGTCATGATTATTTCCCCAGTAAAAATAATTGAACCGCGCCAACAAGCCCGCGATGCGCCTGGTCACGGCCCCATGCCGTTTTTGGTGTGTGCGTTGCGCGCCAGTACGCGCGCGCCCAAAATCGTACGTTTTCGTCGTCGTGCGAGTACATCAATGCTGCTGCCACTTTTCGTGTGTACATAATGTGAACCCCTTAAATTGATATTAATAGTGCAACAATTATCAGCGCGCCACACAGCGCGCCGGTGGCCAGCCAGGCTATTGTGTCGGTCATACTGTCACGCCCAAGCGAGCGGCAGTGTCCGGCCGATTCGCCAGCAGCCACAGTGCGAACTTTTTGGTCATGGCAGCCTTTGCGTACGAGTGTGGCCACGCGCGCGATGGCGCGCGCAGGCTGGCGAAGTACGGCGCGACGTCAGGCGACGGGTACCAGCGTCCGGCGTTATCCTGCTTTCCAATGCTGCGGATAGTTTTCCACGTAAGCATAATTTACTCCAGTTTAGTTTATTGGCCAGTGTTAGCCCGGTAGAGCACTGTTACCAGTGCTCTACAAGACTACGCTAGGGTGATACTGGGGCGGTCAACGGTAGCGTACCCGTAAAAATCATCCATGCTTGCGTACAGAACAACCGATTCCGCATCAATGCCCAGTACCCTACCGTCCTTCAAAATCACGAAGTCTACAGGGCTGTTTCCGGTCAATTCTTCAATCTTATCAATATATTGCATGATATCTCCCATTATTGGCCAGTGTTGACCCGATAGCGCGCTATTGCTAACGCGCTATCAGGCTACGCTAGTGAATTGAATACGATACAGCGGCAACCTTGCGCGACCAGCAAGCACGGCATGATCTACATTCGCCATTCTGCTTTGGCGCGTTGCATTGTGTGCCAATAGCCTTTTTGCTATGCACGTTGCTAACGGCAACGCCAGCTACATTTTGCAGTGTTTTGGGCACAATCACGGGTTTATCCGTGAACATAGCAGAAAGCCGGATTATCAGATTATCGGGCACGTCATACTGTGCCGTGAAAGCAGCAACTATTGAGTATTCACGGGTAGGCAACCAATGCTGGCAGTGTGGTGTGGCGCGCGCCACGTCGGCGATTTTCTCCAAATGCTCGATATTTTGGATATCGCCACTATCATGCCAGCGAAAATAGGCATCGGCACCAATCGACACAACCATGGCATCGACCCATAACGGGTCGTCGATTGATACCAGTCGCGCGTGTTGTGCAGGCTCAATATTGTTTTGGTACTTGCGATAGTTGCCTTTGTCCGCGTAGCAACTGGCGCATATAGAGCCTGCTATCTCGCGCATTTTGAAACCGGTAACGCAGGCAATGGTAGGCAAACTGTAGGACTGGCACGGCATTTTGGTGGTTTGAGTAAGACCGCCGTGTACTTCATGGGCTTGTGCTTTGTTCATATTGTGTACTCTCGTTTAGTGTATGAACATGCGCGCCAGGTGGCGCGCATGGGTGCTGCTTAGACTTCGCAAACAAGAATCAAAGAATCATCGCCGGCATCGGCAATGGCGCCAATAACGAGCATGACGTATTGCGCGTTGCCGGCAATGGTAGTGTAGGCGCCTTGCGTTTCACTCACAAGCAGACAATCGGCGCCGATTGACGCGGTGACGCCCGCTATCGCCTTTTGAATCTGAATTGCTGAATGCCGTTGAAGATCGGCGCTGGCGAAACTAGCCTTGAATTTTGCTTTGAGCATGTCGTGTACTCCAGTGTAGTTTATAGGGACAACGCAATCAGTATCGCATGATCAATACACTATTGCAAGCTTTTTTCTTGCGATATGCTAATTATTTCACGCGCGCCAGCGCCGATGTCCGGGGCGTATGGGCGCTATAGGCTATATTTCAGTGATTCTTGGAACTGTTTTGTATTATTTATAGTCCATATAGTAGTAGAGCGGTGGTGGTGTAGCGCCGCCGTAGCCACCGATTTTTCGCCACTGAAATAATGCCTATAGTGGCCATCCACACTATGGACTGGTAGTTAGTGCTTGCTAACCAGGATCCTAAAGTGAGCGCCTACTAACTTGTGAGTGCCCACTAACTGGACTGGTAGTTAGTGCTTGCTAACTTAACAGTGAGTGCCCACTAACTGGACTGGTAGTTAGTGCCCACTAACTTGTGAGTGAGTGCTTGCTAACTTGTAAGTTAGTGCTTGCTAACATAGAGGTGAGTGCTTACTAGATTGGAAGTGAGTGCCTACTAACATGGGGGGGGCCAGGGCCTTGCGCTGGCCGTGTCGGTCACGGTATCCCCCACGAACAATTTTTATTTTTAAAAGTATCTTGCAAGCACTTAACTTGCGCCCGTACATCAGCCCGTACATCGCCCGTACATCGCCCGTACATCCGATAGGCCAAATAGGCCAAATGGACAACACGTTTCAGGCCGTGGTATAACAGCAACCATGTTCCAGTCCCTACCACTGGCTATACGACCTAGAGTTCAGGCGACAGAGGCGCGTCTGGATGCCATATACAAAGCTGCATCTATGGGGTTAAAAGGGGATTCACTGGCACTGGCGTCAGGGATGCTGCCTTTAGAGTACCGGCAATTGTGCCAATTTGACCCATTGGCCGAACTAGCGGCGCAGAAGGGCAAGGCGGACAACGAACTGCGCGCAGCGCAACGCCTAAACGAGGCGTCTGAAGGCGGCGATGCCAAGGCCAGCCTGGCGATACTCCAACACGTACACGGCTGGACGGCCCGACAAGAGATCAGCGTGGACGTCTACCAGAAGATCAGCGTCATCACGGCGCTTGAACAAGCCCGCGCAAGAGTGATCGAGGGTCAAGCAGTCCAAATCGACACGTAATGCAAAAGCCAATCTACACATCGGAGGACGAGCAAAAGCTGATGGTCGAGTTATGGTCTGGGCAAATATGTGACGACCCTGAGGCGTTTGTTCTACTGGCGTTCCCTTGGGGCAAAAAAAACACGCCCCTAGCTAACTTTACGGGGCCGCGCAAGTGGCAACGCGAGGTGCTGCGCGATATTAAGAAGCACATTGCAGGCAACAAGGGCAAGGTGCAGATGGACACCCTGCGAGAGGCCGTTAGTAGCGGGCGCGGAATTGGCAAGTCAGCCTTAGTATCTTGGTTGGTGCTGTGGATGCTGACCACCCGCATCGGCGGCAGCGTCATCATCAGCGCCAACTCGGAGTCCCAACTAAGGTCGGTGACCTGGGCCGAGCTGACCAAATGGGCGGCGATGACCATCAACAACCACTGGTTTGAGATCAGCGCAACCAAGCTGGTGCCGGCGCAGTGGTTGTGCGAGCTGGTCGAGCGCGACCTGAAGAAAGGCACACGTTATTGGGCCGCAGAGGGCAAGCTGTGGTCGGCGGAAAACCCCGACAGCTACGCCGGCGTGCATAACCAAGACGGCATGATGCTGATCTTTGACGAGTCATCAGGCATCCCTAACCCCATATGGGAGGTCGGCGCCGGGTTCTTTACCGAGAACACGCCGGACAGGTATTGGTTTGCCTTTAGCAACCCGCGCCGCAACGAAGGCTACTTCTTTGAGTGTTTCCAC